CACATGTAACAGACTTTCTTTTTGAACCTCTGTTCTTGTATCTTTTGGTGTTTTTCCATCAGCTTCTACGCCTCCGCAATAGCAAATTCCTATTGAATTTCTATTGTGCCCTTTGCAATGAGCACCTGTTTTGTCTATATCTCTACCTTTTTTAATAGTACCACCTAACTCTATATAAAAATGATAACCTATATCTGACCAACCTCTAGTGTTTATATGCCAGTCTTTAATTGTTTCAACTGGTACGTCTTGCCCTTCTCTAGTAGCTGAGCAGTGAATTATAATTTCATTTATATTTCTCATTTCAGTGATTTATTATTCTTCTCTAACTCCTAATTTTGGAGCAAATCTTTCAGCAGCATTTTTTATAGCTTCCTTCTTTTGTTCTGGACTCATCTTCTTGTGAGTTTGCCCTCTATCTATTTTTTTCTGAGCTCTTTTTTCACTTAAAGAAGCTCCCATTGGCATAGGTTGAGTATTGGCTTGAGGGAAAAGAATGCTACTCATTGGATTACCTTGATTAACTTGATTTATTCCGTTAACATTAGTCTCTTCAAATGTTGGTCTAGCTGATCCAGTTCCATTGGAGTAAGGATTTTGATTTACTTGACCTGCCATTGGCTGCATAGGTATAGGCTGATTTAAAGCTCCTGGAATTTGACTTTGTATTTGTTTGTTTTGGATTTGTTCAGCAGTATCGGTAGCTTGCTTAACTTTCTCGTCTAGATTTTTAATCATTTTATTTTTTTTTATGTAATAATGACCATTTGTGCACGGTGTACCCTATGGTTAAAGTTAACAATAATATCTCTAACATTGGCTCTACCCAGTTCAACGTGGCTAAAGCAAATGAAGATGCATTTAATAAATACAGCTTCAAATCTTCCATATCCATTATCTATTTGCGTTTAATACTGCGTTCCCTTTATAAGGTATATTGTCTATTTTTTTTAACCTAGGTGTTATAGTTGAATTATTACTTTCCATAACTCTAGTGCCTACTATAGGCTTAGCGGTATTTAATACTTTACCCGCTGGCGCTTGTTTCTCTCCGTAACTTGGCATAATTATTATTTTTTATTAAAAGTTTTATTTCCAATATTATTTTCTCTATTGTCAATATCTTGCATTATTTTTTTATTCATTTTTTCTTCTTTGAATCTAGCTGCTGATTCATTCAAATTTTCTCTTTCTCTTTTAATTGATTTAAGCTCTTTTGCTTTCTTCACCGCGTCAATTCCTGAGTCTACTAAAAACTTACCTAGCAGGCCAACGCTGCCTGGATTAACGCTTACTCCTCCTATATTAACATTAGTTCCTTTATTGTTTTGTAAATTGTGCATTAATTTTACAAAATTTGTTTTTGGAGCTCTTTTATTACTAGCAGCCTCAGATGGCATTTTATAACTAGCACCTGAAGGATTACTATAAGAACTTTGTCTATCTTGATTAGGAAATGATCTAGGTTGTTCTTCTTCTGGAGTTGAATCTTGAATACCTAATTGAGGATTTATTTCTTGTTCAATACCTGAGCTCTCATTTTTAGCCTTTTGTCTTTCAACTAAATTAGAAGCTTGATTAATACCAGTTTGAACTGCTTTTGATTTTAAATTACCCATTACCTCATCATAATCCTTACCTGTAGCATCTGAAAATTTTTCTACTCCTTGTGAAATTTTATTTTTAGCTTGATAATAAACATCTTTTACTCCTTCCTTGAAAGTTGGAGCTTTTCCTTCAGCCATTCTGCTAGCTTGCTTAGCTGTCTTGTTGGCAGCTCTTTCTCCAGCTTTTGCTGTTTTACTAGCGGCTTTTTCTCCAGCTTTTACAGATTTTTCAAATGGTTTAAGACTTTTGCCCATTTGCCTATCAACTTGTCTCATTAACTTACTCTCCATCTTCTTTCCAGCTTCAACAGCTTTTGACGCTGCTTTTTGACCCGCTTCAGTTGCTCTGCTAGCTACTTTTGTAGACCTTTTCATAACTCTTGCAGCTTTTGCTGCTTTACCTGCTTTTGCTGCTTTAGCTGATTTAGCTGCTAATTTGGTTGCTTTTGCCGCTTTAGCTGCTTTAGCTGCTGTAGCTGCTGCCTTACCTGCTTTAGCTGCCTTTGCCGCTGTTGCTGCTACTTTAGCTGCTTTAGCAACTTTAAGTGCTTTAACCCCCATAAGAGCTAGTTTACCTATTCCTAATATCGCGCCTACAGCAGATGCGCCGTCATTATGTAAAGGAGTATTTTTAGGTTGTTTATAAGCCATATTATCTTGTTTTGTCTTTGTTAACGTAATCTATTGATTTAGTAATTACTTTATAACTATATCTATTACTTTTTTCTAATTTAGTTGTAGGCATATCTTCTTCGCCTAGCATAATACGGTACATGCGACTTATCAGCTGTTTGCACTTGAAGGAAACTTTATATATGTGATATTTCTGAGTGGTGTGGTTTCTTTTTCTCCACACTGTAATCCACCCTTGTTTCAATAATCTGTTCCAGCGCCTATTATCCCAGCTGAATGAGTACGTACCTTTTATAAAATCATTTTTAGTAAACATATCTATAGCGTCAAGATATATTAATAATTCTAAATCTGCGTCATTTAAATTATTAGTTTTACAAGCCCATTTTCTAATTATTCTATAATGTTTAAGTAACCCTAGATCTTTTAAATCACTAGATGTTAATTTTTTCATAATACAATAACTATATCAAACTCTTTAATAACTTTATATTGTTCTTTTTTTATTTCAATGTTGAAGCCAGACGACTTATCATAGTAAACTTCGTCGCCTGGTACTATACCTTCAACTAGGGTACCAACTGCTACAATCGTGGCTTGTCGGTACCTTATATCTTCTCTCTGCTTTTCAGCTAGAATTAAACCACCCTTGGTGGTTACGTCAGTTTCTTTAATTGGATTAACTACTACATATTTGCCTATTGCTTTCATGCTCTTATATTATTAATTATACAATCGGTTGATAATATAGTAGTAGCTACTGAAGCTGCGTTAACCAATGCACTCTTAGTAACTAGTAAAGGATCTATAATTCCGGCTTTTACCATATCAACCGTATTTCCTGTAACCACGTTTAATCCTAAACCTTTTACTTCTGGAGTTTCATAATTTTCTACACCAGCATTTTTTAATATCAATTTAAAGGGCTCTTTGATAGCACAGTAAAGTACTTCTTCACCCATTGATTTAGGTTCTAAATGTTGTGCAGCATTTAACAAAGCTATACCACCACCTGGCACTATACCTTCCTTAATCGCAGCTTTTGTAGCACAAATAGCATCTTCTACTCTATCTCTCTTCTCTTTTAATTCTATTTCTGAGTTTGCCCCAACTTTAACTGTAGCTACCTTAGCTTTTAGCTTAGCTAATCTTCTTTCAAGTCTAACTATAATGTTAGGGTTTTTAGTTTCTTTTATATTTTTCTCTAACAAAGTGATAGTTTCTTTAACTTCTTTGTTTTCTGTTAAATCAACTTTTAATATCGTATCTTCGTGATTTGTTATCGATTTAATACATGTACCTAAATGTTCAGGTTGTATAATATCCATATCATCTCCTAAATCTTCGTTAATAAGTGTAGCACCAGTCACAGCACATAGATCTGACAATACATCTTTTTTGCTGATTCCGTATACTGGTGCATCTATAATGTTGACTTTTATATTGCCTTTAGATTTATTCATGGCCAGCGCGGAAACCACTTGTGGGTCAACATCAGCAATGATAAGTAAACTCTTACCATTTTTAATAATATGTTCAAGAACTGACTGTATCTTTCTAACATTAGGTATAACTGATTCAACTATAAGAACTAATGGATTTTCTAGTTCAGCTGTACCCTTTTCTTTGTTAGTAATAAAATGGTTGTTTTTTAATGCTTGGTCATACTGAACACCCTCTATTAACTCTACTACAGTTTCAGGTTGTTCATTTGTTTCCATCATTACTACGCCTGTCTCATCTACAAGCTTAAATGCTTCACCTATAACTTTACCTAATTCTATATCGTTATTAGCTGATATAGTAGCAACTTGGTCTATTTTTTTACCTGTTACTTTTTTACTATTTTTATTTAAATAGTTTAATACTTTTTTAACTCCACTATCAATACCTTCTTTCATTATTCTACTATCTTCTAGTAAATTGTGAGCTTGCGCTTGATCTAGTATTGCTTTTGCTAAAACGGTTGCTGTAGTTGTTCCATCACCAGCATCTGATACTGTTCGTTGAGCTGCTTGTTTAATAAGTGTTGCTCCAATATTCTCTATAGAATCTTGTAGCGTAATTGAATTAGCTACTGTTACTCCATCTTTTGTTATTTGTGGCATACCGTTAGCGTCTTCTAATATAACACATTTGCCACTTGCTCCTAAGGTTGATCCTACTGCATTAGTAAGTTTTTCAACCCCAGTTAATATCTGACTTCTAGCTGTATCGCCAAAAGCCAGATTTTTAACTAACTTTAATTCTTGCATTTAATTTAATTTGATATGATTTGTTTTGAATATTTACTCGAAGGTTTTAATTACTTTCGGTCCTTTGGTAAACTCTAGCTTTTTAGAATAATGTTCAATAGAAGCATCTATTGCTTGTTCTGCTCCAGCTATTGTTTCTCTTCTGGTAACATCTATCCAGTCATCTGAGTCGATAGATTTATATTCGGTTTGTAAAAAACCATTAGGTAGTTGAACTATTCTCCAGTTTTTTTTACTTGAAATATGTTTCCAGTACTTAATGGTATCTTCTGTTGGTTGTGGTGCACTATTCCACGTATTAGTGCGGGTGTATAAAAACGTCATGGTTTTTTATTTTATTGGTTATTGTATATGTATTTATGTATTAATAGAATAAACAAAGCTCCTAAAGCAAACCCAAATATATATGGATCTAATGAAGTTGATTGTTCAAGTATTAATGGGTTTATATCATCATAATAGTTCATTTATATACTATTACATAATATTAAGGATATTTAAAAAAAAAGTTAAACTGATTAGCCCACAATTGGTTCTGGGGCTGGTCCTGCTGGAGCTTGTCCTGGTGCAAATTTGTAAAATTGACATGAAGGCATCCCTTCTATTTCTTGTATACCGGCATCTTTAAGCGCGACCGCAATATCATCCTCGCTGGAGATTTTTTCAAATTGCCCTTGCGTAGACAAACCACTTGGTGGACTACCAAATGGGGCAGATAAATTTCTTCCGTGTAATGCAACCCAATCATTAAGTGCAGTAACTATAAGCAAGTTTGTACCTTTTTGAATTTCACTAATTACCGGCGCACCGTTTGCAGTATCTGGAGTTAATTCTACTATTCCCCTATAATTATTACTACTTGTGAACGTTGTAGTAAAAAGACCTTTAAGTGTTAAACTCTTGAAGGAAGGTGATCCAGTCATAAAAGATTCAATTCCATTGACTAGATCGCCAGTATCGCCTTGATAAACAGCAACTTGAAGTGATGGGTCGTTTTCAAAATTTACAAAATCTACGAACACTTTGCATCTATCAAAAACATAGTAACTATCAGCAACAGCAACTGAATAGCAGTTTTTAGATGAGCCTACACTTGCTAAATTTGATTCGCATAATGGAAATGGGCTATATCCAGGAGCATAAATTCCTCCTTCTGGATTATATAATTCAGAGAAGTTAGAGTTACACGCTATCATCGCGTTTCTTAGTGGGTCACCATCACCTGTGTCTGGTGTTCCTACGTTTATTATTGTTTGTGACATTATTTTTTATTTTGTTTGTTTTTAATTTTTTATTATTTATGTTGCGTCAACAGTTATTGTTGTTGAATCAGAAGTTATTGTTGTTGAATCACTGGTTACGCTTTGTGCTGGTGCTCCAGCATTAATAGTAAACTGATCTATTTTTTCGCAATTATTAGCATCTTTAATAGTTACAGACCAAGTGCCTGGCGCTAAGTCAGGGAAGTTAAATATAGTCTGACCATTAGATCCATTTTGAACGGTAGTAGTTGTTCCATCTGTTATTGTTACTTGATATTCTGTAGTTCCTCCACTTGCCGTTATTTTAGCAGACCCATTGTTCAACCCTTGAGTTGTTTCGTCTGTAGTAGTTATTGTAGCAGTTATATTACAAGGATTAGCAAATTGAAGAATTTGAAAAGAACCAGTTAAATTACAACCATTAGCATCTGTAATTGAGTAAGTCCAGTTACCTTCTACTAAACCAGTAAATTGTATTGGAGATTGTTGATTTACTTTCTCTTGATTTTCACCTGGATCAGTTGCTAAATCTATATTAACAGTATAAGGAGCAGTTCCGCCAGAGTCTACTGTTAATGTGAAAGTTCCGTCATCACTATCTTCTGCCGTGTAGTCAGTTGTTTGGCCTGATGCTGCAAATCCGTCACATGGATCTGCATAAGGTTGTATAGTAAAGCCTTCATTATCTTCGCAGCCATTAGCATCCGTTACTTTTAAATTCCACTCACCTGGACTTAAATTTTGTACAAAAGTAGAAGATGATTCAACTCCACTAATAGGGGAGTTTGTTGGGCTAGTGAAATCGACTGTGAAATTAGCAAGGCCATTAGCAATACTAACATTAGCTTTACCATCTTCAGTAGCTGTCTCGTTTGTTGTTGTTACAGTGGCTTTTATATCACACTCAACTGAAGATATTATAAATGAATCACTTATAGGACATGGAGTAGGTGTTGACTGGTCTTGACCAGATACTGTATAAGTTCCTGGTTGTAGTCCTGTAAAATTAAATATTCCATCAATGCTACCCTGAGTTTGAGAAATATTGTCTGAATCAGTTATAGTAACAGTGTATTCACTAGTACCATTTTGTACTACTATATCAACCTCTCCAGTTCCACTACCTATGGCACCTGTTGTGCTTATAGTTACTTGTAAATTACATGCTGTTACTCCTTGATCTACTACAAAAACATCATTTATACTACAGTTATTAGCATCAGTGCCTGTAACAGTATAGCTACCAGGTTCTAAATTATTTACAGTAAACGGGTTAATTGTTGCTGTAACTGGAAAAGAATCTGTTGTAGTGTTGTTAGTAAAAGTTAAATTAAAATTAAGTGCTCCTCCAGTTATATCCATAGTAACTGCCCCATCGTTTTGACCTACTACTGATTCATTAGTAGCTTCAGATTGTATAGATATATTACATCCAGCTTGAAATTCACTTACCACCGCTTCTGTACTAGCTGTACATAATACCGAGTCTGTCACAGTGATATTCCAAGAATCTGGTTTTAACCCTGTAATAACAGCTGGAGATGATTGGACTGTTACAGGAGGTTGTGAAATACCATTACTATCCGTTGCAAGAACAAGGAAGTCTGAAGTACCACCAGAAAAGTTAACAGTGATAGTACCATCTTTTAATCCTACGCCTGTTTCATTAGTTGAAACTACTGAGCCTATTTCTAAAGTACATGGATCTGCGTTAATAGTAAAATTAGGACTTACTGGTGGGCAATTTAAAGCGTCACCTCCTAATATTTCCCATGTTGTGTTACCTGGTAGATTATTAAATACGGCTGGGTTTGGACTGCCGGTTATAGGTCCAAAAGATTGACTTGTTATAATGTTATTAATTTGCACTGCATAAGGAGCAGTTCCACCAGACATTGTTATTGAAACACTTCCATTGTCTTGATTTGGAGAAGCCGCGTCTGTTACAACCGCGGAAGCTACAACACTACAAGTAATAGTAGAACTAACAGTGAAATCACCTGTTAATGGGCAGTTGTCAGCATCTTGTCCGCTGATAGAATATGCCGCAGCTGGTAAATCTGCAAACACTACTGGAGAACTCTGATTAGTTTTTGAAAAAGTATCCGATGTTGAAGTTATTGTAACATCAAAAGGAGCAGTTCCATTTGATATAGTTAAAGTAGCTTCACCATCAGAAGAAAGATTAGTAGAAGCGTCTGTAACTTGTTTAGCTATAGTTACATTACAACTAGGCGGAGTGCTGCCAGAGTTGTCTGCCCACACTAATTGGTAAGGAGAACTACCCAATGGAGTTGGCAACGCTAAAACTTGCCCGGCAGTACCTACCACTGGCGGTAATATAACATCATATCCAACAGGTTGAGCAACAAAATTACCTGAAGAGCCTCCTGGTAAAGAAGAAACTCTTATTTGTTTAGTTAATTTATCTGTTCCATCTGATATTAATATTAAATCACTGCCTTCTGGAACTGCTTTTATTGGATATGTGTATATTATAGCCATTACTTTATTTATTTATTTATTTTCTTTAATGGTTTAACAGTTCTCTTCATTGAACCAAACTTTAGCGGTTTATCATCAAGATATAATCTCTCTGTTCTAGTTTGATTTGGCAAAGCACCTTCAAAAGCTAAAACATGAGATCTTCTTGGTGACATGTTTATAACTCTTGATAATCTACCTTCATCAACAGTTGTACCTTTTATACTCTTATTATTAGCATCTCTAAAGTTTTGGCCTGAATCTGTATATCTATGATTCTTTTCTAGTTTTTGACCAGAATTAGCTGCTTTATTAATAGTTTTAGTAGCTAAATTACTCATTGACCTATTTGTTTTTCCTCCAGGAGTCAAGCCGTTTCGCTTGCTAGCTCCATATCTTCCACATTTTAAACTCATTATTTAAATCCTTTCATATGTTTCATAATAGAATGCCTACCTTTGGCGTCGTGCTTAGCGTCTTTCTTCAATGCGTGTGCGTGGTTGAAATCATTTCTAGCATTACTCATTTTACCTCTAGCAGCTTCATATCTACCGTCAGCTTTTAATTTTTTCTCATGAGAATAATCATCCATCGATGCTTCTTTATCTTGATAAGCGTTCATAGAAGAACCATGTTTCTTTCCGTACATAGAAGATCCATGTTTTTTGCCATACATGCTTGCGCCAGCTACATCAGCCATCATATCCATCTGTCCTGCAGCAAATTCTCTACCCATTATAGCAGCTGCTTTGTTTTTGCCCGACTGTCCCTTACCATACCTTCTTTTTTTAGCTCTTTTAAGTCTTCTTCTTTTTTGACCTTCAGTAGCTGAAGCACCGTCTTCTTTATTCATAGCATCTTTTTCTCTATTAACCACCGGCATATCTTCAGTATCAGAATCTTTAACGCCTTTAGCTGCTTTCTTAGCCGCTCTTTTAGCTTTTATTTTTTTAGTAAACGAAGCTCCGTCTTCTTTATTTTTCATCATGATTTGTTTTTTTTAATATTTTCTTAAGTAATTACCTTAATATAAGATATTACACGGTAAACTGTATATTTACATATATAACACAGTATACAAAAGGTGACAAATGCCCCTTATTAGTAGCTCTAAGCGGCTAATGTCACCCTTTTTAAATATATATAAGTAATGTGCTGCCCTACCACAATAATATTTTGTTTTTAAAACCAAATGCATTTTTAAATTTCGGGGTTCCCCATGTTTTCATAATTTTATTTTGCATATATGCGAATTTACGATACGATATTGTGTGCGTTTATGTCCGTCAATGTTTTAAGGTTTGTTCTTACTACTACTAATACATACTATATACGACGATGTGCAGATAATAGATATGTAACTAATAAATAAATAACATATGACTATAATAAATAAACTAACATCACTCGAAGTAATCTTACCTTTAACATTTATCACTTATGAATTACTATTCTTAATAAGTATAATGTAAGATATTAAGAGAGTGTGCGATACACTTAACAACTAAAATAAACTAATAAACTAACATACACTTTTACAAACTAAATACGACACTAACAAGATAATAATAATAACTAAACTAAATAAATATAAACTATATGAAAACTAATAACTTAACAACAAAAAGATTTGTAATAAGAAAATCATTACTCGGAAGTAATACAGTAATTACATTCACTAACTCAAAAGATCAAACATTTACTTATGATCATGATGAAATTTACTCAACATTTCAACAAAAGTTTGAAG